AATATTCCACTACCATTGTTCTTAATCATCACAAACCAGTTGTTACCTACAACCGATGATGAGGGAAGTGAAATAGTGCCAACGCCGCCTGCCCACACAAAGAACGTAGCTCTATTCTGTGCAGATAGCAACAAACCAGAGTACAAAGTAGTGACATTGTATGCTTGATTTAATGTGTTGGCAAGTGCTATTAACCCATACCCTGCAAGTGTTGATGCACTAGCAGATGATGTGCCAGCACCCATTGCAATATTTGCCCAAGTACCATAAGAAGTACTATTATTAGTTAAATAAATATAGTACGTATTAATGCTTGTTGATGGTGTACCAGGTGGTATGTTAATAATGGTTGTACCAGCATTGTCAGTGACTGTAAATGCAATGGAACCAATATTTCTAACAATCACTGCTTGTCCAACAGACACTTGCTGAGCATTTGGCATTAACAGTGACAAACCAGCAGTTGTGGCAGTAACTTCAATAATATTGGCTGCAATAAAAGAAGTATTGCCATTGACTGGCCAAGTCAAATACGTATTAGTAGAGATTGTTAACGACTCATATGCAACCTGCGATGGTGATATGGTCTGTGCTGTAAATGGATCGGTATATGTTGTCATGGTTATGAATCCTGTGCAATGGCTTGACGATCAGCCAGACGAACTTTATCTTCGTTGATAAGAACTTCAATTGCTTCTTTATATTTTTCTTGAAACACTGTTCTTTGATCATTCTTTAAGAATGGCATCATCTGCAAAAGTGTCCCATAGATATATGCATTAGGCGCATTTTGCGTAATCCAATTAGTCTGATTAGTTGAGTCTAATGGCTGAATACGCTCATAATATAAGACTTCAAACGGGTAAGCTTGATCTGGTGCAGGTGATATAAACCAATGATTGTAGTCATAGTCTGCATAATACAAAGGTATACTGTTAGATCCGCCAGTGTTGTAGTTTAATAAGTACTCATACTTACGAAGTAAAACAGGCTGTGGACCGTTTGGTCCAGTTACATTAAATGAGACGGTTTTACGCCACCTTGCAGGCTTAGCTATAACTGGGTTACCAATGGATAAAGTACTCTCAACAACTTTTTGCTGACCAAGCGACTTCATCTGCTGTGCTATTTCAAACTCACATAGTGTAATAGCAACAGGTATTTGATTAACTACTGCAGCATCAGAACGCTCTAAATACTGTTCAATTGTAGTGATCAGATTTGAGTATGTAAGAGCAAATGAATCAGTCATTGCATTATCCTAATGTCGTGCTTAAGAAGACTACCGTTTAATGCAAACTGGCTACAGGTCATATTATATTCACTATACAATAATCTGCTCAGCCTGATGCATAACAACCACTCTTTCTTTTGCACCAAATAAACCGCCATTGATTCTCTCTGTCAGAGCATCATAGTTCTTAGCATCTGCCAGTTGGCTACAGCCATGAGTTGACCAAAACCATCCCCCAATAGGCGCTGCCCACTTAGGCGTCCTTGCCAAGTCAGGATTTCGAACTAAGTCTATACCTAAGGCTTGGCCGGCATGCCAAAAGTTATCGTGCCCTGTCAGTTGACAGATTGCTGAGCCTCTAAATAGCCAACCGTCACCAGAAGCTTCATCCCTGTTGCCCATTCTATTGGCATAGATATGGTTAGCAATCTTCTCTGGCTGATGAGCATACTTCATTGCCTCATCCATTGTTGGAAACCGTTTAGGCCATAGCTGCATTAGAGTCTCTGGTCTATAGTTTAGATTTTCAGACAATGACTTGAAGTGGTTAGATTCATAGCTGAACTGACCAATAAAGCAAGCTTGCTCTTCTTTTGTGACGATCTTAAATCTATCAAATGTCTCATTTAAAGGATCAACCCATACAGCGTCAATTCCTAGTCTATGAAGTTGATCTGCTGTGATCATTTCTTAGCCTTGTTAAATGCGTCTCTTACTTCGTTGTATTTGGCGATGCAGGCGTTAAGGTCTTGGATGGCATTGTCTCCGTCTGTTGTGATGGCGACAATATCTTTAATAGCCTGTCTGTCAGATTGGCTTCCTTTTTCTCCATTTCCAACGGTGGTATCTGTGGTGGAGTGTATGGTACAGCCGGACGAAGGAAGCTGCAACTCGCCAGAGTCAATACGAGCATCAATACTAGTCTGCTTGGTTTTAATATCATCTTTGGCTTTCTTTAGCTGTAAATTAAGTTGACTAAACTTTGTAGCTACTTGCTGTTCTTTTGTGCGAGCTTCTTCATTAAGTCTTGCAATCTCTGCTTGATCTTCTGCAACTCGTTCTTGATAACCTGAATGGTGGGCATAAAAATATACTCCTATAAGTAAAGAGACGATAACAGTCTCAACGATCGGGTTAAATAGACTAAACATTCTTTGTGCTCTCTCTAGCCTGCGCAGTTCTTAGTCTCTCTTCAGGATCTTCAAGCTTAGGCGGACCAACAGGTGTAGGAGGAGGTGTCCAGCCAGCAGGAGAAGCAGCTGCCATTGTAATAGTTTCTACTTTAGGGGCTACATAAGCAGAAGTACCTGCCTTGACGTTGTTCATTATTGCAGTAGCTTCGTTAGTCAACCCCTTAGTCATTATTCCGCCAATACCACCCACTATCAGCAGAACGATATCATTCAGCATTTTAGTAAAAGCCTGGTCAATAGGTGCCATAGCCTTGATTGGCTGAGATACGAACATTACGCTGTAAATTAAAGTAACTACTATGAAAAATAGTATGAGAGTGACAGTAACTACAACAAAAGCTCTAACACGAGCCTCTATCTCATCGGCAGTTAGTCGTTCCTGATTGGGGTTGGGGGTTAGCAGGAGCAATAGTAGTTCCTTCAATTTTCTTCTCCAGTATTGGGGCTACAAGGTATTCAGGACAATCTTGAGTAAATTCACAACGAGGATGCTGGCACTGAGCATCACTAAAATGATCTGGATCTTGACAGTAGTAACGATATTCATCGTGACACCCCGCTAACAACAAGATCAATAAAGCGCATACTCTCATTCACTTTTTTCCTTTTGCTGTTCCATTTCTTTCTTCAGCTTTTCAATCCGCTTTACGTTTGCATCCATCAAAATTCTATCTCGATGAACTTCCATATACATAAATCCGATCACTGGTAAGACTAGCACAAACAAAAAAGCCAACACAATGATAATAATTACATAGGTCCATGACTCGCCTTGTTTATTGCCCACATTAGACCTACGAAATAAATTGCCACAAAAACTACTGCGATTGTCGAAGCAGTTCTAAACCATATCTTGTCTTCTAGTTCCCTCTGTTGTGCTTCTATCTCTTTTCTTTTCCTGTACAGTGCTTTCTTAGCCATTGCTTGCTCATTTGCAATGGTGCCGATCATCCGATTAACCCGAGTGTAAAGATCTTTTAGTTCTGGTGGTACATGATATACCATGTATTCACGTAGCTCCACTTGCATTTCTTCCATCTGGCTCATGGCTAATACTCGTTGCACTGCTTTTTCTGTTTGATCTCCTGAAGGGTCGTAAATTGTCCTTGACTTAATCTCTTCTTCTTCAATGTGGTCTTTTAAAGTGTTGTATGCTTTAAAAAACGCCGTAATCTGCTTTCCAATCTCTGCATAAACAGCCGGTGCATCAAATTCTTCGGCTTGTTTCTTTTTCTTCTTTACTTCTGAAGCTTCAACTTTCTGTTCTGGTTGTGAACCAGAGAATAAGTTTGCAATCCATCCAAATATGCCAGTAACTTCTTTGCCAATTGCTTTAACTTCATTAGCTGTTTTAACCACATCTTTAACAACAGCTTGACCCTCACGAAACATTTCACAACCCTGCTTAACAAGCTTAAGAGCTGTACTAGCAGCTGCAATGAGAGTGAATGGGTCAATCTATATTCCTAGAAACTTCTTGACAAACTCACTGGCAGCGCCAGGGCCTAAAAGTACTGCAAATATTACGCCATAGAGAAGATACTCAATCTTCGTCATTCTGTTAGTAATATGCCCATATCTCTCAGCGCACACTGCTTCATGCACTGCCAGTCGTTTGTCAACGTCTTCCATTACTCAGCCTTTTTTGCTTTCTTAGGCGCATCTTCAGTTGTTGTTTCTTCAGCAACTGGTTCGGCAGTTACTTCAGCAACTGGTGCAGTAACTTCAATCGTAGGCTCAACAATTGCCGCAGGTGTAGGATCAACTACAGGCGCAGTAAATGTTGAAGCATCTGGCTGACCAAGAGGAGCAGGTGGTGCAACTACTGCTGGACCAACAGGCTCATACTTAGAGTGTAAGAAGTCAATAAACCTATGAATCTCATCAGAAGCTTCTGACTCAAACTCTTTAAGATGATGTCTGATTTCTTTTAGAAAATGCATATTGAACCTTATTGTGTAGATATGTCTTCTGCAGGTGGTGCAGGAGGAACTTGTGCTTGGAGCTGGCTAATGACTTTTTGCATTAAAGGCCAAGCATTTGATTGTGTAGGCATCTGACCTAAGACATTGATGATGTCTTTTACTTCGCCTTCAAATAGTGATAGAGTGAGTTCTTTCATTTTTTAACTTCCTAAAAAATTGCCGTCATTAAATCAGGTTGACGGATTACCTGAAAGCTCAATGTATCGTAGTAACACTACGACCACAGAAATTATACAACCCACTATCATTTGATGGATAGGAGTTAGGGATAGCTCCATGACGAAGCCCTGCAATACTGAGAGTATGGCAATAACTAATGCCCATTGAACCTGCTTTGATTTTAGGGTTGTGATTACTTGGTTCATGTGCCCACCTTAGCTTGTAATGCAGTTACCGTTTCTTGTAATGTTGTTACTTGTGCGGATAGTTCTTGAATTGCTTTAATTAACAAAGGAACAGAATATCCATAATCCATGTGCCAATATTGAGGATTACCTTCTTCATCTACATCTTTTGTAGGTTTATTTACAACCCAAGGAATAATAGGTTGCGCTTCTTGAGCAATTAAACCCATCCAAACTCCACGACTATTACGATTATTTTCACATTGGTCGCTAGGGTCATTCCAGGTATGGTCAACAACTCTTAGTTGATTAACAATATTTAAACCATTTCTAGTTGTATTTACTACATTCTCTTTTAAACGAGAATCTGATACTGTTGTAATTGCTTGATTACCGATATATGTTGTAACTGTTCCAGACCCAGATGATGCTTGAGAAATTAAACCGTTTGAAGTTCCTGCACCTAAATAAACTCCACCAGCATTTCCTGTTCCAGTAGCATATAAAACTGGAGTTCTAACTTGATTAACAAAAGACCAATACAAACTGGTATTTGTATAATATCCCTGCGGATTTCCGTCCCCATCAGCTAGAACAATATAATTACTAGAAGTACGAATGTCTAAACCACCTTGGTTGCCGTTAAAGCCACCAATAACAGTATTAGCACGACCAGTAGTGC